AAGAAGTATCTATTAAATATGTATTAGCGCAGAAACATAAACGTAAATATGAAAAAGCTGAACAGCATTGGTCTAGCCAGTTACCAGATGAAATAAAATTATGGTGGCGCGATTTACCCGATACTATAGAACTTGATCAATGTTAAAAACTTTGCTATCACCGCCGCTGACGATCATGGCTAGTGGTTGAAACAGGAGAGATTGATGAGACCGCGCTATCCTTGGGTTGGGTTAGCAATTATGGGTGCCCTACTTTTTGCGCTCGTCTTTGTCATGGTTCGCTAGATGGCTAGCCCCTGCAACAGGAGATTTTAGAATGCTTGATCGAGCCTACACCATCAAAATCATGCCGCGAGAGGATGGGGGCCTTCGTGTCCTATCTGATGACGCGCCGGGGTTGATCCTAAGCGGGGCTGATCCACTCAAGGTGATGGCTGCCGTCCTACCGGCACTTGAGGCGCTGGCTGACCACGGAGCGAGGGCTGACGCAATGATCGTTGATATTGGCTGACGCGGTGACGTGTCGAGATAGTATTACTTCACTATATTAGGATCACTTACCACAAATGCTATTGAAGTTGATCCAAATCTATTTGACATATCATGCTTTGATAATTCTCTAAAGCTGTCTCTATCGCACATAATTTTAAGACAACGCTTTAAAGCCTCTGTTGGTCCGCGTTTATCATTCTTGAATGGAGCATAAGTTAGAAGCTTGCGAGAAAGAAACACATAAGGAATAACTTTATGTTGATGAAGCATCTTAGCCTTTTCATCCTTACCTAGATACTTCTCAATTGTTTCAAAGTCCGACATTATATAGTTTTTAACAATCTTAATTAATAATTCTATTTGTTTAATCTCTGTAGTATTACTTCCAATATCACCTGTATCAAATCGTTTTGAAAGAGTGTTAATATCATTCTCGACTAGATTAATTGCCCATTGAACATGAGCTTCTTCTATGACAGGTTGCCACATATTAACACCAATAGCGACAATAGCGGCAAGTTTGAGAACTTTAAGGTGTGCCCGGTTCCAAAGCTCTACAATAGCTTCTTGATTGCTTTTGTTATTAATGATTTTATCACATTTTAAATCAAATTCATCTGCTAAAGCTTCTGCTGATTTTGTAAATTCACATTTTATAACTTTACGGGGAGTATTATTCATTACAGTCTTAGCGTTAGCTGCAATTGCTACAAGCTTTTCAACAAGTGAAAAACTAGGTTGAGCACTTGCATGATTTTTATTTCTAGCTACTCGATCCCCTTCATATTCAATCAATAAGAACCGTGGCAACAAACCTTCTAAAATCATTTCTTCAGTCAGATTGTTATAAAACGTATGTGGTGTGCTTTCACCAATGATGCTAAATGCAGGAGATTGAATAGGTTGAATATTTTTATCTTTATCTGAATAAATAGAAGCATTAGCTACGTTATCAAATCCAGATTTTGCATACAATTGAAGATACATTTTACGCAAAGTTGTTGACGGACTTGCGCCATCAGCATCAGCCATTTGAGATAAACGCAATCCAAACTCAGATAATACACTTACAAAACATGGAGTAGTTGATAGATACTTATAAAGAGCAGGACCAGAAGCTATTTCATCAGGTCCAATAAACTCTGCTGCTGTGGGCACTTGTTGTCGAATTGCATTTATTAGTTTGTGAATACCACCGCTGATGATTTCTTTACCGCGTCCTGTTCGCGCCAGAAGAAGTATATATTGATTTAAACCAGTATCAGATACATTATATGCTCTACCACATATACCAGCCATTAACCCAATAGCACCAGCAAGAGCAATTTCTGGCACAGGCCTAGGTGATGCTGCATAGATAAATTGTGCTATCTCGCCAAGTAAGCCGGGAGGTAGGTCTATAGTTTTTGTGCCCCCAACACTACTAACTGTTTCATGTTGGGGGCTAATGTCAGTTGTGGATTTGTATTTGGCAGGGGCATCACCATCCTTTCTAAGAGCTTGTTCAACTTTAATTCCAAATCCCTCAATATCAATTGGAGGTAACATCTTATCGAATGAACGATGTATCATATATTCTACATAGTCATCACGCTTAGCTTTCTCCCTTTGTCCTAATGGCGAGCTTCTAAATATTCTAGCAATTTGCTTTTTATTTCGACTATAGAAAGCAACTATGTCTATGAAAGCAAAGTCTGCTTCAGACTGTGAAGGATGCAAGCTTTGCCATTCACCTTTTAGATAGGCTTTAAATTTTTCACCATTACTTGCTAATGATGCTTGCTCAATAATTTGTTGATCTTTATGTCTTTCTTCCTTATCTCCTGTAAACATTATTGTTTGAGGGATCGAAGCCCCCATTTGCTCATAGAGCATAGATAGAAGCTGCTGACGTTCCTCAATTGGCTTGTTATGATATACGTCACCAGTAAAGGTAAAATATCGTTTAGAGCTATATATCTCTATATGCGAACGCTTGCGGCCTACTGGAATGCTACCTTTTATAATTATATGTAAACCTTGACCACCTGGAGACTTTTCACTATAGCTATCAAATTCTTTAAATATCTTTTGCTGACGTTCTACAGCAAGCCAATCGCCTTTGGTATCATCTAAATCTATTCCGGCATAAGGATCATTGTCAGAAAATATAAAACCTATTCCATCGCACTTACCATGTGCGAATGTATTCACCACGTCCTTAAATGATTGCCATGTTGACGGATCAGTTACACTAGCATTAGGAACCTTAGTTGGCTTTGCGCTACCAATATCTTCATAAGACCACGTACACCATTGGTTCAATTGTTGTAGCTCTAGCGGTATGTTTTGGAAGTTTGCAAGCTTAGCCTGCAAATCAGGATTTAATGGATTGAGCAAATGATTTCCCCTTAGTAAATAAGGCTAATAACCGTTAACCTTACTCACTAAATAATCGTGTAAAGCTTGTATTTTTACTTCTACTTTTTTATGCTTTGGTTCTTTTATCTTACCTTGATGAAACTTACATAGCCATTCATAAGATACGCTTGTATCAAAAGCTATTTGTTTTAACACGATTTGTGCTGATCTATTGCGTAATAGATTTAAAGTTTCTTCTATTAATTCTGTCATTGTGGGCATTCTTTTTAAAACTGATTTCTCCACATAGCAGCCAAAATTTTTTCCGTCCAGCGGATTTTTTCATTGACAGTGCATAACCCTTCCGATACCGTGCAAATGCATCGTTTCGCTTTGCCTCCCGGCCCACAGTCCCCCCACCTAAGCCGCCCAAGGTGAAGTGGGACGATGCACCCACTCATGTATAAAGGCACAAAATGTTCAAATATGAAAATAAGTACATTGATCTAAAAGGACTTAATACACCATTTCGTAAGGCATATTTTATATTTGGTGCAATCTTTATGTTTGGTCTTTATGTCTATAGTGTAGTATCAGTTGCAAGATTTAACCTAGGGATATAACAATGCAGAATATCTTAAATAATGTCGGTAAGCCTGTTTGGTTTGTTCTAATGGCGCTAGGTTTCATGTGGTTCTGGCCAATTGGTCTAGCAGTGTTTTGTTATGTAGCATGGGACTATGCTAAATCTAATGTATCTGCCCCTTGGTCTATGTCTTTCTGGTCAAGTGGTAATGCAGCGTTTGATAAGCATCAGGAAGAAGTAAGGGCACAGCTTCAGAAAGAGCGTGAAGATTTTGCAGAGTTTATTAAGCAAAAGCTTTCTGAGAAAGATCAAGCTGAGTTTGCTGAGTTTACGTCTAAGAATAAAGCAGCCTAATAAATGAACCGTCTTTGGCTTGTTGCAGCAATCGCTATTGCTATCTTTTGGAATAGCGATTGCTTAACCTTTAAAGATGGGCGATTTGTCAATAGGTGCGGTATATGGCAATTTGTAACTAAAAGTTCGTTGGTGTTGTTGGTAGAAAGTAAGCCGGTTCCAGATACTAACAAAGCCCTACAGCAAATAATAACTAGTACGTCTAATCCTATACCAAGTGGTAGTAGTGGAGTAGCTACAATATGTTCTGCTCAAACTGGTAATAATACTAATTGTTTTTCTACTTCTAATGCAACAGCTAATGTTATACATTTAAGCCCTATCATGGGAATATCAAGCGCAACGATTTCTAGCTCCCCTATGTACAGCACTATGACAGCAGCGACACTCTCCTATTGTAGCTGGAATAGTAACAACACAGTCTGTTCAACAAGGTAATATGTATTATGCAATGGTCTACTAGTTGGGATATTAGTCATGATGCTGCTGGCCCACAGTCACAAGCTAATGTTGCTCGCCAGCCATCACCATTCCCCGAATGGGATGTTAAGAGCCAAACAAAGGTTCTAGCAGAGTGGGAGCGACTTAAGAAGCTCATTGAAGAAACAAAAGAGCTAGAGCTATCATTTCGTAAATATGTAGTTGATAGAGCATTCCCTGATAAACATGAGGGAACTAATACCATTCCGTTAAACAATGGATATTCGCTCAAAGCGAAAGTAAATTATAATTATAATCTAGCTGATAACGATACAGTTGAAAAGGCATTGGATCGTATTGCTAAGATCGGAAACAATGGACCATTCATAGCAGACCGACTTGTTTCTTGGAAACCTAATTTCTTGCTAACAGAATATCGACAATTGGTTGAGGATAGTGAACATAGCGAACCAATGATTGCTGATCCTGCAAAGGCTATTCTAAAAGAAGTTACAACTATGCTTACAATAACTGAAGCTGCGCCTGGATTGGAAATTAAAGAGCCGAAAGGAAAGAAAAAGTGAAAGAACAACCAACAATAATTAAACAGCCTTTAGTAATTATGTTTAAAGATGATACTGGAAATATTATCTGCCACATTCATCCTTCTAATGAAGAAACCCATGAACATTATGGACTATTAATTACTTGATTTAGTACGCCATGTTTCAAAAGCTTTTAAAGTTTCTGAAGATGATGTTTGGAAATGGGTAGACTTAGAACGTAATCGCCCAACAACAACTATTGAGCAAGCTAATTAAATGCAATCAACTGATCTTCGCCCCGCTTCCTCATTCGCTGCTTCTTCCGGCATTTATAGAATAGTAAATCGTATTAATGGTAAGTTTTATATCGGAAGTGCTGCTAATCTAAAAGGTCGCAAGAAAAATCATTTTGAAAAATTAAATGCAAACGTTCATCCAAGTAAACACCTACAAGCTTCTTGGAATAAATATGGGCGAGACGCTTTCGATTTGAAAAGAAAATCAATATGAATGCCAATGATCTAAAACCGGCTAATGAGTTTGCTAAATCGTCGGGGTGTAAAAGTTTGATTTATGGCGCACCAGGATCAGCCAAGACACCCCTAATTTCAACTGCCCCACGTCCTGTGTTGTTAGCAACAGAAGCTGGCTTACTTTCAATGAAAGGAAGCAATGTACCCACATGGCAAGCCTTCACTCCTGAGAGAGTGGACGAGTTCTTTAAGTGGTTATTCCATTCAAATGAAGCTAAAAATTTTGATACGGTAGCGATAGACAGTTGCGCCCAAATGGCCGATATATATTTACAAGTAGCACTAAAAAATAATAAACATGGATTAAAAGCTTACGGAGAAATGGCAACGTCTGTGATGGATCATATTAGACCATTATATTATTTACAAAATAAACATACTTATGTGATTTGTAAAGAAACTTCTATTGGTGATATGAAGCGTCCTTATCTACCAGGACAGCAATTAAATGTGGACATTCCACATTTATTTGATTTTGTTTTACATCTTGGAATTAAAACTGTTCCTGGTATTGGTCCTACGCTCGCTTTTCAATGCAATCAAACTTATGACGTGCTTGCTAGAGCAAGGACAGGTAATCTTTTGGACTATGAACAACCTGATTTTGGTAAACTTTGCAAAAAGGCAATGAGCTAATGGCAACAGAAACCGCCGACATAAACGTTTCCCTCGAAACCTTCAACGAAATAGCTAATGCTTTAGAAGCAAGACAAATTAAGATTAACAAAGACGCTCCTATTAGCATTACTAAAGATATAAAGATTAAAGGTCCAGTTGACTATCGACAAGTTACCATTCGCAAAGACGTATTAATGGAGGTAGCAAAAGTTTACAAAACACCAATTGATAAAAAAGATTATGAAGTGTCAGACAGCAAACACTTCATTGATTTTCTAGATGCTGTATATCAGTATGTTTTGCTTGGTAAGCAGACAACTACAGAAACTAAACCCGTTAACAAATGGTGATATAATGAATGAAGCTGCAATAGAAAAAGAAATTCAAGACAAAAATTTAAATGCTTCTAGACTTACACCAGAAGCAATTGATGCTCAAATTGTCGCTGAAGTTTCAGGACGCGCATCAGTTTTGTTTAAAGACGTTCCTAGTCATCCCGCACTTGAATGTTTAACCATTTGTGTTCTTGTTCTTAAAAATGGTTTTACAGTTGTGGGTAAAAGTGCTTGTGCAAGTCCTGAAAATTATGATTTAGAATTGGGGCACAAGATAGCAAAACAGAATGCACGCGAACAAATTTGGGCTTTAGAAGGTTATCTTTTAAAGTCTAAATTGGCTAAAACTATTTAACAGAAAGGACTACAATAAATGATCCCCGATACCCTTAACCTTCAAGCAATTCCTCCATCGCAAGGAATGGACAAGCATCCTTGTGGAATGTTTGATTTCACAATTACTTCAACTCACTTGCAAGAAAATAAAGACAAGACTGGAGCAATGTTGGTTGTTGAATTTACTACTCCTGCTGGTCGAATTGAGAAGCGTTACAACGTCATCAATCCTTCTCCGCAAGCTGTAGAGATTGCCAACAAAGAATTGTCAGCATTGGGTCATGCAATTAATATTTATCAAGTTGCATTTCCTAAAAATCCTGATGGTTCACCAGTAATGGAAATGGCTGGTCATACTTTGCGCGGCGGGCGCGGTCGCTGTGAAGTAGCTTTCCAGAAGGGTCATGAGCCGACACAAGAAAAACCTTCTGGTGGCTACGTTGAAGTGAGAAAGGTGTTTGACGCACAAGGCAATGAACCGGGTAAGTCTGCTGCTGCACCACAGCCACAGCAAGGTGGTCAGGCTTGGTCGAATGGTCCCGCACCACAAGCACAGCCAGCGGGTAATGCTGGATGGGCTAATACGCAACAGCAGCCTAATCCTAGTCAGCAAGGCGCACAAGTAACTCCTGCATCGACTGGTAAGCCTTCCTGGGCTTAATATAGTTCTGAACAACTGTAACCCCTGTCTGTCTTAATTTATAACGCGGGACAGACAGAAACTAACGGACAGGTCAAAAGCCTGTCCGTCTTTTTAAATAGGTGATGTATGGTTGATAAACTTCCTCCCCTCGATCCATCATCACCTGACTTTGAAGCGCAAGTTGAAGCGCGCCTTCACGTCTACGCGGAAGAATACAGCATTGAAAGCTTCCCTGCTGAACATCGCAATCATTTAGGTGCTTCAGCTATTGGCGAAGAATGTCATAGAAAACTTTGGTATCAATTCCGATGGGTCAAGCTCGCACAAGCTGAAGGACGGATGCGACGGCTATGGAATAGGGGGCACAGAGAGGAAGAAATATTTGAAGGCTTCTTATTGTGGGCAGGTTTTAATGTCCGTTCGATTGATCCTAAGACAGATAAGCAATACCGATTTTCCAAGGTGGATGGGCATTATGGAGGCTCTACCGATGGCACAATGCAAATCCGTTGGGCCAATAATTTTCCTATCGTTGCCGATTATAAAACTTTTGCATCAAAATATTTTGAGAAATTAAAAAAAGAAAAGTTGAAGATTTCCAATCCAAAATATTTTGCTCAACTTTGTTCGTATGGCGCGGAATTTGGCGCGACACATGGGCTTTTATTTGGAGTGAATAAAGATAACGATGAATGGTACTTTGAGTTGGTCAAGCTCGATCCAAATTATGCTAGAGAGTTGGAGAACAAAGCACGCGATATAATCTATAGCAAGTTACCGCCTGTAAAAATCAATGATAATGCAGCGTTTTGGTTGTGTAAGTTTTGTACGTTCCAAGGTATCTGTCATTATGGGGAACAGGCTGAGCGAAACTGCCGCAGTTGTTGTAATTCTGTGCCCACAAATGAAGGGCAATGGCATTGTAATAAATGGGGTAAGAATATACCAAAGGACGCGATAGCATTGGGTTGTGGAGAATGGAAGGGGATTGTATGATAGAAATTATAACCGTCCCTGTAAATATTCGTAAAGTTGGAAATGAACATAATTATTTAAAAACAAAAGCAAAAGAGAATAATGAGCTTTATTATTTTACAGGAAAACCTTGTAGACGCGGACATGTGGCTAAAAGATTTACTCATAATAGTGTATGTGTCGAATGTGATAATTTTCATAAGATTAATAATGGTGAAAATTCTAGATTAAAACATGTATATGGAATTACTTTAGAACAATATAATGAAATGTTTCAAGCTCAAAATGGTGTTTGTAAGATTTGTAGGCAACCTGAAACCAAATTTGTAAATAAAAAAATATGTAAACTGGCGGTCGATCATTGTCACGAAACTAAAATAGTTAGAGGGCTGCTTTGTTATGCATGTAATGTAGGAATTGGATTTTTTAAACATAACGCAAAATTTCTTCGCAACGCAGCTTTATATTGTGAGGAAGTATGAACCTACGTTGGTATCAGGAAGAAGCTGTTCAATCTATCTATCATTATTTTATGTCGAATGCTGGTAATCCGGTAATTGGACTTCCTACCGGCAGTGGAAAAACCGCGATACCAAATGTATTTATTCAGAGAGTAATGAAGGAATGGCCTAATCAAAAATTTATGATAATTTCGCACGTAAAAGAACTTATCGACCAAGCATATAAAAATATGTTGTTGGTATGGCCGAACGCCCCGGTGGGGGTGTATTCGGCTGGCATAGGACGAAAGGACTTTGTGCATCCAATAATATTTGCTTCGATACAATCTGCTGTACGTCAGGCAATGCGTTTCGGCCATCGTGATATTATATTTATTGATGAAGTTCATATGGTTAATCAAGAAGAAAACTCAATGTATCAGAGTTTTCTAGCTGTAATGAAATTGATAAATCCAAAAGTTAAATTTATTGGTCTATCGGCAACTCTATACAGAATGGGCCAAGGAAGTATTGTAGACGATGGACTTTTTACAGATGTAATTTATGATATGACTGGTATGGAGGGATTTAATCGTTTAATTAATGAAGGATTTTTACTGCCATTAATCCCGTTGCGTACCAAGACGGTTCTAAACCTAGAAGGTGTGGGCATTGCAAAAGGTGACTTCATTGTTAGTCAATTAGAAAAAAACATTGATATAAATTCAGTTACACAATCTGCTTTACAAGAAGCTGTGATGCATGGGCAAAATAGAAAATCTTGGTTAATTTTTGCGTCTGGAATAGATCATTCTGAGCATATTGCAGAAGTTTTAACTAACTTTGGTATTAATTGTGTTTCGGTACATTCTAAACAAAACAAAGAAAATAATGATAGAGCAATAGCAGCTTTTAAAGCTAATGAGTTACAAGCACTTTCCAGTTATAGTAAACTAACAACTGGTTTCGATCATCCTAACATAGATTTGATTATAGACCTACGGCCCACAATGAGCATACCTTTACACGTTCAAAAATATGGGCGTGGTACTAGGCCGGTATGGATGCCTGGATTTGATTTGAATACGGTTGAAGGACGCTTTGCATCTATCAAAGCAAGTCCAAAACAAAACTGCTTGGCGCTTGACTATGGGCGGAACACACAACGATTAGGATTTATTAACGATCCTGTTTTGCCTAGAAAAAAAGGAGAGGGAAGCGGAGATATTCCCGTAAAAATATGTAACCACTGTGGAGCTTTTAACCACATAAAAGCGCGCTATTGTGACAACTGCCACACCGAATTTTCTTTTGAAATTAAAATTACAAAAACTTCTGGAACACAAGAGTTAATCAAATCCGATCTTCCGATCATTGAAGAATTTTTAGTAGACAAAGCTTACTATCAAAAACATGAGAAAGAGGGAAAGCAGCCAAGCTTAAAAGTTACCTACGTTTCCGGCTTGCGTTCGTTTACCAAATGGGTTTTCCCTCAATCAATAAAGGGTCCAGGTAGGCACCAGTTTCATGTATGGTGGAGGCAAAGAAGTTTGATTGCTCCACCATCAACAGTCGATGAATGTTTGCTACATACAGCAGAATGTAAGCTGCCTAAAAGTATAAATGTTTGGTTGAATAAAGATAATCCGAGTATAGAAGGGGAAGTGTTTTAATGGAAAAATTACCAATACGTCTTATTGATCGTGATAAAGTATGGGCTTTATTTGTAGATCATTATTGGGATAGTTTTCAGAAAGATCGTGATTTAATATTGTGTCATGTTGAAGAAGTTTTAAGAAAAACTCCACCAGTAGAAAAAGAATGAAACCCCGTATTCGACCAGAAGCCAAAGACGCTTTAACAAATATAATTAAAGTCGCTATTGAACTTGAACATAATAGTTTGTATCAATCTTGTCTGAGTTGCGAACATTTTCAAGAAAAATCTGAATTGTGTTTATTAGTTAAGAAAAGACCACCAGTTAGAGTTCTAGTATATGGGTGTGAGAAGTGGTTAGAGCGGGATATTCCATTTTAGAGGCTATAATGAAAACTCAAATAATAGACTTAAAGAAACTTGGTTATAGTTATCAAGAAATAGCTGATAAATTAAAAGTTACTCGTAGTGTGGTAGCAGGAATTATCTGGCGACATAAAAATCCTGGTATGTGGAAGAAGAATATTAAAAGTGGTGAAAAACGTAAATGGTATAAGAAATCTTAATGGCACGCCAACCTAAAAAACCTTCATCCAAGTTAACTACTAATGGCTTACTAGAAGCCATTAATTTCCTATCCTGTGTCACCAAAGAAATTGGTACACCATATGAAACTCATATTAATCTACAATATAATACAGCAGTTGCTTACAATGATACATTATCTGCTGGCGTAATTATTCCTGAAGATATTATTGCTTATCCGAATGCATCTTTGCTTCGCAAGGCACTTTCCAAGTGTGGGCAGGAATATACACTATCAATTGACGGTACAAAGATAATAGTCAAATCTGGAAAGTTCAAAGCGATTGTTCCTTGTATTGATGGAACGATACTAGCAACTCGCAATCCTGATCCTGTAACAGTTCCTATAGATGATCGCTTTAAAGAAGCTCTATCAGTCATAGATGTTTTAAAACCTGAACCAAACGCAGACAAGATTTATTTACTTGCGTTCCTGATGAATGGTCAGACAGTTATTACAACAGATGGAAAGATTATTATTGAACGCTGGCATGGAATAGAGTTACCCACACTAGCCATTCCAAAAAGTATTATTTCAGCCATCACAAGCACAAATAAAAAGCTAGTTAATTTTGGATATAGTTCTACAAGTGTGACATTTTACTTTGAGGATAAAAGCTGGATCAAAAGTCAACTCTATGCTGAACAATGGCCACATGATACAATCAATGCTGTATTGAATAAAGGTTCTAATCCGTCGCCAGTGCCAGCAGATTTTTTTACTGGCTTGGAAGCTGTTGCACAATTCTCTGAAAATGGGAGTGTTTATTTTAGTAGAGATAAGATACAGTCGCACAAGGTAGAAGGTGTAGGTGCTACATTTGATGTACCTGGATTGCCTAATGGTCCTATTTATAGTAGTAAATATTTGTTGATGCTACGCCAACTCGCCACCAAAATAGATTTTGCTGTATCGGCTAATGGTAGCGTTCATAAAGATAATGCAAGTGGATATTTATTGTTTTGGTTTGGTAACTCCTGCCGTGGTGTGATTGCC